ACCGGGCACCAGTAATGGATGCGGGTCATTGCTTATCCTTCCTTGCCCTAATTACATCCGCTGTAAACGGGGCCTTCGTTTCCTCGGCCAGCCGCACACACGCCTCAATCTCCTGCGCTCTCACGCAGTCAATCAACTCCCGCAGTGCCCTGCTGGGGGCGAAGCCGTAGGTGTTGCACAGTGCCTTGAACTGGTCGTCTGTCATTTGCTTCGCTCCTTCAGCATTGCGTCTGCCATCGTGTATGCGAACGCAGCCACCTGATCGCAATCCAAATCTTTGTCCGTGCGAATGGACTCCATGATCGCCGGGTAAAACATGGTCGTCATCGCCTTCCCGGCGAACCAATCACGCAGGGTCATGCCTGAGTAAATCTCCCTGGTCTTTTTGGTGTCGTCATCAAAGATGAGCGGGAACGCCGGTCCTCCGGTATCAGTCATTCTTCACCTCCATCAATAGCATCACCCGACGAACTGCGTCGGTCAGGTTGAGCCAGTCGTTCCAGCCGGTGATTTGTTTGATGTTTACCTGCACTACGTTCTCGTCCACCAATTGAACCGTGGCAACGACACCCATGTCGTTGACTATGGACGCATGTGTAACTTCGACTTTCATTCCTCAATCCTTCCCAAGAGATTGCACACTTCCCGGTAGACGGACTCCATGACCTGCCGACTGTTGGCATCATCTCCGTGTTTCAGGTGGGTGCGAAGCTGGCTCTGTACATCGCTCAACGTCAGGTAAACCTCACGGCCATGCAGAGCAACTCTGAAAGATGACCCTTCCTCATCTGTGTCAAATGTCAGTGTGGCTTTCATACGAAGTACCCCACAATAACCCCGGCACCGACAAGTGCCAGGACAACAATGACGAGCTTGCCGAGGATCTCGAAGCCGCTCATGCTTGGGTCTTCTCGTTCACACGCCACCGGGCAGGGACACGCTTTGCGCCCCTGATCACATGGCCCGTTGCAGAAGGTGTAGTGCGGCAGGCTGGTCGGCTCGGTGCCGTCGTTATATTCACGGTCCATTTAAACGTCCTTTCACTTTAAGACGCCCCTCCAAGAAAGATGTTGGCGGGGAGACAGGTTGAACGCGATCTCATGTTCTGCTGCTTGTTCGGCAGTGTGTTCACCCATGCTCCAGTTTCGACCATCCCAGTAGCAGTACTGCACACTAGGAGTCTTTCCATAGAAGTACTGCCGCTGGTAAACGCCTGGGCGCACGGGGTACTCAGTGCCCTCAAACCAATGGGTCACTGCAATCTGTTGATCTTCTTGGCTAGTAGCCATTTTTCTCCCAATAAAGTTACGGATCTGATCCACTTCCGAGCGTTAGAACGGTTGACCTCTTTGGGGACATGGGGCACGTTCCACAGCTTCAGTGCGTGGCGAATGAGCTGGATCTTTGTCATTTGTTTCTCCTGATAGGTACTTTGCACACTCAGGCAAGGCGCAGAAGAATGCACAATGGATGCCCGCGTGAATGTGCGCCTCCAAGGTAGCCACACGCTCACGCAACGCTTTGTTCTCTGCTTCCAAGTTCATCTTGCACCTCCGAGTGACTGCATGGTAGGATAGAACCTGCCTGCCAGCAAGTAGGTGTTTATACCAGTTGCATCAAGACAACAGGAGCAGACAATGAACGAGCAGATGAGGAACCTCATAGCCACTCTGTACCAGCACAGCACGTTGGTCCCCGTGGTGCAAGTCCCCAGTGAAGTGTTCCGTAGGATGGCTGAGGCAATGATGCGCCAGAGGCCAGAAGCGGAAGACGCCAAGATCATCAACAAGGAAGCTGAATGAAAACATTGAATCTACAAGCCATCATCATTGACAAGGGCACACAGTCCCGCGCACAGATCAGTGAGGAGACCGTCACTGACTACGCCGAGGCGATGTCCGCAGGGGACACCTTCCCGCCGATCACTGTCTACCACGATGGTGTGGATTACTACTTGGCTGACGGCTTCCATCGTCTCCACGCAGCGCAGCGCCTGGGCCGTGCGTCCATCCAAGCCGATGTGAAAACTGGCACCCTGCGTGATGCAATTCTGTTTAGCCTGGGCGCGAACCGGGACCACGGCCTGCGTCGGACGAACGCAGACAAGCGCAAGTGTGTCCAGACCCTGCTGGAGGACTTTGAGTGGGGTGAACTGTCCGTCAATGAGATGGCCCGCATCTGCGGTGTGTCACCTCAACTGGTGGCGGCGGTCAAGGCCGAGATGGACGGCGGGACCAAGGTGAGCAGCGTTAATTTTAACGCTCCGAAGAAAGAAAAGAAGCCCGTCAAGCTGGACACCGTGATTGAGGCTCCCGTAGAACCTCGCATGGACGAGGCAGTGCAAGAACTGTTGGCCGAGAACCAACGCCTTGCCGACAAACTTGCAGTCAACGCCCTCCCCACCGAGGAGGAGAAGCAGGCCGCGACGGACACCATCAGTGAGTTGCGGGAGCAGATCCGCATCCTTGAGATTGAGAACCAGTCTCTGAAGATCAGCCGGGACACCTATCAACGGGAGAACGCTGAGTTGAAGAAGACCGTGGCTTCGTTGCAGCGCAAGCTCAAGAAGGAAGAGTAATCCAACAGCCCACGCTGGCGGGCTTGTATGCCAGCAGGAGAAACCATGCTTCAACTACGCGACTATCAAGACGCAGCTATTGACATGCTGCGCGACGGATTCAGAGACGGCCATCAAGCACAAATTTTGTACCTCGCCACGGGTGGAGGTAAGACTGAGGTAGCTATCAGTCTGCTTGATGCGGCCCGCAGGAAGGGCACCCGAGCGGCCATGCTGCTTGATCGAATCGTCCTCTGTGACCAAACCTCCAAGCGGCTAGACAAATACTCCATTGACCACGGGGTACTTCAGTCTGGACACTGGAGATATCGGCCACATGAACTGATCCAAGTCTGTTCGGCGCAGACGATTGAGAAACGAGGAGAGTTCCCTGGCCTCTCCCTCCTGATCATCGACGAGTGCCATCAGACAAGATCAGCCACGCTGGAGTTCATCAAGAACAACCCGCACATCAAAGTCATTGGCCTGTCTGCATCCCCATTCACAAAAGGTTTGGGGTCCATCTATTCCCATGTCGTTTCCCCAATCACCACTAAGAAACTTGTTGAGGCTGGCTCTCTCGTTCCTCTCCGCGTGTTCGTGGCTAAAGAGATCGACATGGAAGGTGCCAAGAAGGTAGCAGGTGAATGGTCCCAGGCAGAGGCTACATCACGCGGCAAGAAGATTACAGGCGATATCGTTGCTGAGTGGGTGAAGAAGACCCATGAGATATTCGGCAAGCCCGAGAAGACTATTGTGTTCTGTGCTGGTGTAGATCATGGAATTGATTTGCAGCAGAAGTTCCAAGAGCAGGGATATAACTTCGTATCTATATCCTATCGTGACGATGATGACTTCAAGCGAGACATCATCGAAGACTTCAATAAGCCTGATTCCAATATCATGGGGCTAATTGCTACCGATATTCTTACGAAGGGTTTTGATAGTCCTGCTGTGAGAATAGGTGTATCTGCTCGGCCATTTAGTAAATCATTATCTTCGCATATCCAGCAAATGGGTCGTGTGATGCGGCCATACCCAGGAAAAGACTTCGGTATATGGCTTGATCACAGCGGAAATTACATTCGTTTCAGAGAAGATTGGGAGGATGTATTTGAGAATGGTGTGAGTGAACTGGAGGATGGCAAGGAGAAGGCGAAGAAGGAACCAGACGAGAAGGAGAAGAAGGAAGCTAAGTGCCCTGCTTGTGGAGCTTTGTGGCCCCGTGGGTCAGACACCTGTGCCCACTGCGGGCATGTGCGAGAGAAGAAGAGTCTGGTCCAGTCAGTCCCCGGCATGATGGAAGAACTAGGTTCCATGTCCAGGGATGACAAGCAGAAGTGGTGGAACCAAATCCAGTGGAAGATTAAATTTCACGGCTGGTCTTCTGGTCGAGGTGCCCATGTATACCGGGAGAAGTTTGGCGTCTGGCCTCGTGGGCTGGTTGACGGAGTGCCTGAGCCTCCAGGCCCTGCTTTTGAGAAGCATGTTCGGGCGGGTCTGATTCGATACATGAAGGGGAAGCGATGAAAGTTCTTGTTGCATGTGAATACAGCGGAACAGTCCGCGATGCGTTCATCCGCGCTGGGCACGATGCGGTTTCATGTGACCTTCTGCCGACTGACGTTGCTGGCCCTCACTATCAAGGGAATGTATTAGATGTGATTGGCGATGGCTGGGACTTGATGATTGCTCATCCACCATGCACTCACCTCGCAGTTAGCGGGGCGCGATGGTTCAAAGAAAAGCAGAAGGAACAAACTGAAGCACTCGACTTTGTGCGAGTTCTGCTCAATGCGCCAATCTATCGCATCGCGCTTGAGAATCCAGTCAGCATTATTTCTAGTCGTATAAGAAAGCCAGATCAGGTTATCCAGCCCTGGCAATTTGGGCACGGAGAAACCAAGGCTACATGCCTATGGCTAAAGAACTTGCCTTTGCTGCAGCCCACAAACATCGTTGAGGGGCGCGAGGCTAGGATTCACAGAATGCCGCCTAGTCATGATCGGTGGAAGGAACGCAGCAAAACTTACGCTGGCATCGCCGCCGCGATGGCCGAGCAGTGGGGCATGTTGTCAGAAGTTCAGATGGGGTTGTTTTAATGGACTTCCTAACCTTCTGCCGTGCTCATGGCATCCTGATTGACAAGCTGCCTCCGTTAGGTTTGTGGCGGAGGTATCCAACAGAGGACCATCCAAGGAGTCGAAATGGGGCAGTAAAGTGGATGGGAGAAATTGGCTGGGCACAAAATCACGCTACCCAGGTATCAGTCAGCGTCTGGAAGCCAGATGAGCCCGTCAAAATTGATAGACGGGACTTGATGGAAAAGGTCAGGCTTGCAGAGCAAGAAACTTTGCGTCGTCAAGCCGAAGCGGCCCGCAAGGCAGCTTGGATTCTTCACCAGTGCCAATTTGCACACCACGAGTATCTGCGTAAAAAGGGTCACGCAGAGGAGGTTGGGAACATTTTTGTTAAGGACGGAGAAAAATTGTTAGTTATCCCCATGCGGATAGGAAAAAACTTAGTCGGCGTCCAGTTGATAGACGAGGCTGGCGGCAAGAAATTCTTGACGGGTATGCGAAGTGCAGGCGCGGAGTTCGTGCTGGACAACAAGGGACCACACTTCTTGTGCGAGGGTTACGCCACGGCGCTCAGTTTGCGGGCCATCCTAAAGAACTACAAACGCCGGTACACCATCCATGTGTGCTTCAGCGCGGGGAACATGCAGAAGATCGCCGCTCTGCTGCCGGGTGGCTACGTCATCGCAGACAACGATGCGTCTGGGACCGGGGAAAGGGTAGCCAGTGAGATAGGCTGGCCCTACTGGATCTCGGATCAGCTTGGTGATTGCAACGATCACCATCTGCGAGAAGGACTGTTCCGAACGGGGCAGTCAGTCCTGCGGGCTCTCAAAATTTAGTGTTGCCGAGCACTTAGGGTGGGCATGTCCACCGTCAGATGATCTGGATTGTGTGATTCCAGATAGCTCAGATGCCCGATGATCTGTAAGCCTAGGGCTAGGACTTGTTCGTCCTCACCGATGGCATCTGAGCGGACTGTGATGCGGTCACCCTCTTGTACGAGGGTGATGTTCACTACTGTGGTCAATTACAGATGGTGTTGCAGGTACGGAACTGTCCGGTCCCGGTACAGCACTCAGAGCAGTACATCGTCTTTCCGTTCACCGTGATGGTGTAGTATCGGCACGATGCGTAGGCTGCGGTAGCCAGCAGAGCGGCGGCGGCGAATGCGATGACTTTCTTCATGGTGATCTCCTGTTTGCCGAAAGTGGCAGAGGTATGGTGCCACGGGTTAGCGGTGAGCGCAATACTGTGAATTTTTACAGGTGCTCAATTTTCGTCACGCCATAGCTACACCGGGTGACCTGGGCCCCGGTATTTGGGGAACCAACTCACTGTACCCACCACAACCGCGCTTCTGTCGGCTTTGTGGCTAGCGGCTCCCGATCACTCAGGAACACCCGTCATAGACGGCTACTTCATCGGGATGAACGCTCTGGTCGTCACATTCGTTCATGCCTGCGCCAGTACCGCAGCTAGTCTGGCACGTCTTCCGTTGGTCTTGCGGAGACGGTACTAAGCATCACCCTCTTAGCTAGTGCCATACATGGCTTGCCGTATTTCCTTCCGCGCTGCCTACGAAGGCCCTTGCTATCGTGCGGAGTACGGTCAGCGTCACAAAACAAAAACCGCTTACTGCTGCCCCCGGTCGCACCCTCCGGGAACTCCCAGAGGCAGGGGCATGAGTAAGCGGTTTTCAACTGTCGGGTGCGACGCCAACGGGCGCTAGTATAGGTCAGTCCTTGGCATTGTGCAAGCGTAAAAAAGCCCGCCGAAGCGGGCAGCGGTCATGCCACCTGAGCTACCAGTAGCGATCCATACCTGTCCAGATAGTTGATCTCTAGACTATGCTTGTCTGCGTAGTCCAGAACAAACTGTTCGGCCTTCTCACCTCCCAGGCGGCGGTACTCCACCCGCGTCTCCACCGGATCGCCGCGTGAATTTTTGCCCACCAGCATGTTGATCGCCACCTCGCCGGGGTTCAGCAGTTCTTCCAGTTCATCCCGTCCGATGGGCTGGCCGTTGTGCTCTATAGCCCAATAGATCGGCTCTAGGTCGGGGTCATCCTCTCGCATGGTGCCGTCAGAACTCCAACCGTCTACCATTGCGAAGTAGATGGTGTCCACGATTCCACCAGGCCAATCCTCCCAGTGGTTGTGGTCTATCTCTTCTGAAACCTCGGGCGTCACGCGGGGCAGGATGCTGGAAGTCCAGGCGGACCCGCTCATGTACTCCACCGGGGCGGTGACCATCGGGTAGTGTGAGTCATTGATTCTTAGGGTCAGCATAGGTCTCTGCTTTCAGTTTTGCTTGCATCACTTCCGCCTCGGTCAGTCCTTTGGACAGGAGGCGGGCGATCACGGTCAGGTCTACCATGTGCTCATGGGTCCGTGCTTTGGCGGCGCGGCGCATGCACTCGGCCAAAATTTCGATGAGCATAGGTCAGTCCTTTGCGATGAATCGGGCAGTCACGCCCACGGCGCGGCAGTCGGAAGCAAACCGGGCTTGCTGCGCTGGCGTCAGCGGCAGGGCTTTGCTTGATTCCGTGGTGTAGCCCCAGTCCCCTTTGCGTCCTTTGACGTTTTGAACGTAGAAGATGGGGATCGCTTTATTCCACGGGCGGCATGCGATGGCATCCATAGGTCAGTCCTCCAAAAGGGCCAAAGCGTCAATGTAGGCGCTGTACGTGGCCGGGTCATATTTCATCTGCTCCAGCGCCCAGCGTAGGGCATCCTCCAGGCGCTCCACATGGGCACGGGTGAGCGCGTAGGGGCGGCGACGCTCCCAGCGTTCGTCGGCCAGTTCTGAAGGGGTCAGGGGCCGGTCAGGATCAAGGCATGGAATCATTACGGGTTGCATAGGTCAGTCCTCCAATTCCACCCAGACATTGGACTCCGGCTCGTACCAGTCCACCGCCGTAAAGTCTCCGTGGTGCACCTTCACTTCCCCGTCGCGGGTCCACTCCACATCGTCGATCCTGAAGTTGTGGCGAGGGTTAGAGAATGCCATCGTCATTCCGGGCATGAGGCACCGGGCTTGCATAACTTTCAGCATAGGTCAGTCCTTTGAATCTGCAGGGCAAAACATGCCCCCATAAGCCCCCAGCGGGGCCTATAGGTGCCGGTCATTCCTCTATCAACTGGTACCCTTGAATCCGCGCCCATTTCCGGGCAAGCCAGCGGGCGGGAAACGGGGCAGTGCTCCACCCGCCATCCCTTTGATCCAGGCGCACACAAACCCGCAGGGACAGATCAGGCTGCAAGAAAGCGTATTTCATAGGTCAGTCCTTAGCGCCGACAGGCGCAGCAGTTTCAGATGACCCCCAGCAGCACCAGAACCAGTGCTACCAGGGAAACGAGAATCAGGGCTTTGTCTTCAGTGGTCACAACGTCACCCGATCCGCTAGGGCATCGGATATTTGCCCGGAGCGCTGCAGATAGTCCACGAACGCGACGAACGCGCTACGGGTGATGGCATTGTGAAAATTTTGGGGCTTCGACAGTCGGCCAGCGCGGCGGGCGTCAGTCCTTAGCCCGGGATGGCAGCGCCAAAATTCTGCGCGGATTTGTTTTTGGTTTGTCATGGTTTGCCCCTTATGCGTTGCAGCATCCGCAGCAGGGCGCATCTTCGCAAAGTCCCTTGCGGTTCCGGTAATACTCTTTCCCCGTGGAGGATCGCCAGATATCGGAAACCCCACGGGCGATAGAATGCCTAAGATATCGTCCCGCATGCGCCGCAGCGTCCGGGTCAGAATCCGCTAGTTCGGGGTCTAGGGTCCGGGCCAGGGCTAGGTCCGGGTCCACTGCAGGGATCAGATCGGACAGATAAGCCCGGCCCCTGCCAGCGTAAACAATCAAGTCACCCGGGCGGATAGGCGCACCAGTGCGGGCGCACTTCCCAGGATAACGCGCTACCATTGTTTTCATTGGTCATTCTCCTGATATTAGGCTGCAAGCTTGATATCGATCACCCGTTTACGGGTACCGTGGGCCGGGAAACCGACGATAGTTTCCCGTTGACGCTGGCACAACTGACATGTCGCGCATGACACATCGTTACGCTGGGTTGCGGGACAGACAACAACCCGCCTACCCTTAGGGGTCACAGTGTTCGTCGATTGTGTGGAAGACAGGACAACAACCACCGGACCCGCCCCGGTATCGGCAAGGGTATCGGCATCGGACAGGTCATTAGCCGACAGGTTTACCGTAAAGCCCCATTCGTTCGCATGCTTGATCCATGCGAGGGAGTCAGTGTCACGATAGTGGGAATAGGTAAACCCTCGCTTGCCAATATTGGCATGCACCAGTTGACCCAGCGCGACAGGGTCCACAGTGTGACCATTCCCGGGTAGATCGCCCGCTTGGTTATGTCTCCACAATTGACCGTCAGGGAGCGTAGCGACAGCAGCAACAAACCCGCTCCAGTCAATCCCACGGGTTCCGGCTGACACTGCACTCCAATGCAGGGCCAGGGGACCAGAGCCGGCATAGCATCCCGCGCGCATGGCACAGTCAAGGGGGCATGTTGCACGGGTTGTGGTGCTGACAGGGATGGGTCCGGTCTTTGCATTGGAAGACACAAGGGACAGGTGAGCTTGATAGTTCATTTTGGTTCTCCTGATTGTTGCGTTGCGGCTCATGCAACGGATGCAATCCTACCTGCCAGCATGCAAGGTGCAAGACAATTTTTTCAATGGGATCGTCTGGCTTGATAGGTGCGGCCTATGGCACCAGGGCTGCAGCCGGGCAAGGATCGCGCCCGTAACGAACGAAGTGAGTAGCAGTTCTTCCCGTGTTCCCCTATACTGTATAGAACCTCACCTATGGACAGAACCACAGTGAAGCTATCTCGAAAGACCCTAGAGAAAGCAGCAGAGACTCTGCCCATCTCCGCCATCCTGGGAAAGCAGGTTTCCGATGGACTCACCGCAAAGCAGAAGAACTTCGCAAGGGCAATAGCTATGGGCGCAACTAAGGCAGACGCATATAGGCAAGCCTACAAACCGGACGCAAAACCCTCAAGCCTGAACAATGATCCGTATAGGATAGCAAGTGATCCCCGGATAGCCCGTGAGATAGAGGCTTACACCCTGGCCATTGAGGCTGAAAAACATCGCTCCCCTGCCGCGCTTCGCTCGTTAGTCATACAAACCCTCACCCAAACCCTCATCGATCCAGACATTAAACCTGCCGTGCGCCTGCAAGCCGCGAAGATTCTCGGCACGGTTACCGAAGTGGCCGCCTTCACCGAACGCAAAGAGGTTCGCACCATATCCAGCAGTGAAGACGCACGCGCCCGTGTGATGGCAGAGCTACGCGGCCTGATATCTGCGAGCGCCACGGACGCAACGGTGATTGAAGCTGATGCGGATTCGCTACTGCGGGAGCTGGCTGGACCGAGCGAGCCCACGGACGCGACCCCACCCACCCCGGACCCCCCCGAGCCTGCAGGCGGAGTCCCGCCGCCTTAAACATACTATTCCACACCAACGACTCCCGTCATAGACCGATCCCATGTGCTACCCCTAGATCTGGCGACACCCCCCCGTCACTTTTCCCACAAAAAAGTGGGGGGGTATACCAAAAATTTTGGCAGCAATTCCCGACTGTTTTACTCAGGTCTAAATTTAGCGACACAAAAGTAAAACTTTAAGTATGTGCGCTAAGTCTATGATTTGTAACGGTTTTTACCTAAACGCTAAATTTTGGCGCACACAAATTTTGTTGCCTCTAAATTTAGCGACACGAAAGTGATGGTTGAGGAAACGCGGCTAAGTTGTTGATTTGTAATGGAAAACAGACCTGTCAAAAAGTGGCGCACAAAGAAAGTTTTGCAGAGTCCGTTGAGGAAGGTGTACGGATCTAAGGAAGAGACGTTGGAGATGGGGATGACAGAGGCTCAGAAGGAAGTGTTTTTGGCGATAGATGTGTGGTGGGAGCGGTTTGGGTACGGGCCGAGTCTGAGGAATATTTGTGAGTTGAGGGGTAAGCCTGGGCTGGGTTCAACCAAAAAAATTGTGGATCGGCTTGTGAAGCTAGGAGCGTTGAAGAGGGTTGAGGGGATGGGGAGGTCTGTGCGGCCCACCTACGTATCGTTCCGCAACATGGAGTAGGCCAAGTGAAACTGCACGCCGTACCAGTAAAACTTGCTGAGGCCATTGAGTTTGTGGGCAACTTTCACCGCCACAACAAGCCTCCTGCGGGCGGGCTTTTTTCTGTTGGCGTGTCTGACGGAGACAAGTTGGTTGGTGTGGCTATTGTTTCTAGGCCGGTTGCGCGGTTTATGGATGATGGCGTGACTGCTGAAGTAACGAGATGTTGTGTGCTGGATGATGCGCCCAAGGGGGCGTGTTCTTTTTTGTACGCTCGTTGCTGGCAGGCGGCTAAAGCTCTTGGCTGGCAGAAACTAATTACGTACACGCTTCAGTCTGAGTCTGGCGCTTCGTTGCGCGGTGCTGGTTGGAAGACGGTTGCTGAACTGACGGCAAACAATCCCAAGTCATGGCAGAGCAGGCCGGGACGGGAATGGCACCCGGTTGTAGGGCAGGCAAAATTTAGGTGGGAGGCTGCGTGAAACTAGATGATCTAGTGGCAAGTCTGACTCCTGCGGATCAGGAGAAGCTGTTACAGCAGGTACAGGATTACAAGGATGCTGTGGACAGGGAGAGGTGCCAGAAGAGCTTCATGGCGTATGTGAAGAAGATGTGGCCGGGGTTTATCCACGGAAGACATCATGCGGTGATGGCTAAGAAGTTTGAGGAGATTGCGGAAGGCAAGTTGAAGAGGTTGATCATCAATCTTGGCCCTAGACATACGAAGTCGGAGTTTGCTTCGTATCTACTTCCAAGTTGGTTCCTTGGCCGGTATCCTGAGAAGAAAGTGATTCAAGCGTCGAACACTGCGGATCTGGCTGTGAACTTTGGCCGGAAGGTTAGAAACTTAGTGGGGTCCGAGGAGTACGCGAGGATCTTCCCGGATGTGGCTTTGAGACAGGACTCTAAGTCCGCAGGACGATGGGCTACTAATAAAAATGGGGAGTACTTCGCTATCGGTGTAGGCGGCACGATGACGGGTAAGGGTGCGGACCTGTTGATCATTGACGATCCTCACTCGGAGCAAGAAGCTGCCCTGGCCGCAGGAAGACCGGAGATTTACGACTCCGTGTTTGAGTGGTACTCCTCAGGACCTAGACAGCGTCTCCAGCCTGGAGGGGCCATAGTCGTCGTTATGTGCATGACCGGAGACACCTCCGTGCTCATGGCCGATGGATCACATAAGCCACTATCAGAGATACGCGCTGGCGACATGGTGGCAACTTTTGACAAAGGCAGGTTGACAAAAAGTAAGGTCAACAACTGGCAGTCAAATGGTGTTGATTCCATATACAAGATTCAAACACAATCTGGTAGAATCCTGCGTGCAAACAAGAGACATCCGTTTCTTGTAATGAACGATGGGGTGTTGGAATGGACCAGACTGCACCAGTTGAAGATCGGGGACGAACTTGTATCGTTGAAGGATGCACCCGTCCACCAAGAGCAAAAACAAAACCAGGGATGTGTGGAGCTTGCATGTCAAAAGCAAGTTATCACCGAAGGCACCCTAATGCGCCGCATCGCCCGTTGGGGCATCACGGGAAGTGGAAAAACGTCGCATGCAAACAGTGCGATAAACCAGCCCGCACAAACGGGTTGTGTGAAGCGTGCTATAGAAAACAATACACCCCGCCACCCACAACCGCTGAGTACAGGAGAGCAAAGCGGATCAAATCACGCTACGGCATCACGGCTAGTCAGTACGACCAAATGGTTGCAGAACGCGGCAATCGGTGCGATGTCTGCGGCCAAGAGCCTTCTGAGAAAAACACCCGCGCCCACTGGAACGGGAAGCTCTGTATTGACCACTGCCACGACACAGGAAAAGTGCGTGGACTCTTATGCAACGACTGCAACCTTACAGTCGGCTACGGAAAGACGCCAAGCATTCTTGAACGAGCTGCAGCGTATCTCAGACTTCACTACGGACCAGATAGTTGCAATAACGGCTGACGGCCAAGAAGAAGTCTTTGACGTTGAGATTGACCGTACAGAAAACTTTATTGCCAACGGAGTTGTAAGCCATAACACCCGTTGGTCCAAGAGTGACCTGACAGGCAAGATCCTCAAGACCGCTGGAGAGCTTGGAAAAGAAGATCAGTGGGAGGTGATTGAACTTCCAGCCATCATGCCTTCGGGTAAACCCTTATGGCCTGAGTTTTGGTCTTATGAAGAACTGTCCGCGTTAAGGGACGAACTCCCACCGGCCAAGTGGAACGCTCAGTACCAGCAAAATCCCACCGCCGAAGAAGGCGCTATTGTTAAAAGAGAGTGGTGGAAGATATGGGAAAGTGAGAGAGCCCCAAGGTGTGAGTTTGTGATCCAGTCTTGGGACACGGCTTTTACTAAGGGGGAGAGGAATGACTACTCTGCGTGCACTACGTGGGGTGTCTTTAACCTCAATGAGGACGAGACAGACGTAAACATCATCTTGTTGGATGCGTTTCAGAAGCGGATGGAGTTTCCTGAGCTTAAAGAGAAGGCTCATTCGCACTACATAGACTGGGAGCCGGATGCTTTTATCGTAGAAGCCAAGGCTGCAGGCGCTCCATTGATCTTTGAGCTGCGAAAAATGGGCATCCCAGTGTCTGAGTACACGCCCAGCAGAGGCAACGACAAGTTTGTCCGCATAAATTCGGTGGCGGATCTGTTCCAGTCGGGTAAAGTGTGGGCTCCAGACACTCGGTGGGCCAGAGAGTTGATCGAAAACATGGCTGCTTTCCCCAATGCAGACCACGATGACCTGACAGACAGTGCTGTCCAGGCCCTAATCCGCTTCCGACAAGGTGGTTTCCTGCGTCTGCAGACAGACGAACAGGAAGAAATGCGGTCATTTAAGCGAAAAGTCGCTTTCTACTAAGGATTGAACATGGCAACGAACGTAGATCAGGCTCTGGTTCCTATGGATATGGGCTTAATGACCGCAGAACCGGCCATCGAGATTGAAATTGAGGACCCGGAAGGGGTAAAAATTGGCATTGATGGGGTCGAAATTGACCTAATGCCGGAATCCAAAACGGCAGACTCGTTTGACGCAAACTTGGCCGAGTTCATGGACGAAAGTGAGCTTCAGTCCCTAGCCTCTGAGCTTGTCTCCCTAGTAGATGCGGACATTAACAGTCGCAAAGACTGGACAGAGATGTTTGTCAAGGGCCTGGAAGTCCTTGGCATGAAGTACGAAGAGAGGACTGAGCCTTGGTCGGGTGCCTGCGGCGTCTACAGCCCGCTCCTGACCGAAGCGGCCATTCGTTTCCAGAGTGAGATGATCACGGAGACCTTCCCTGCTCAGGGTCCGGTCAAGACGCAGATCATCGGGGCCATTGACCGCATGAAGGAAGAGGCTGCAGATCGTGTCCGTGACGACATGAACTTCATGCTGACAGAGCGGATGATTGACTACCGTTCGGAACACGAGCGGATGCTGTATTCCTTGGGTTTGTCGGGTGCTGCATTTAAGAAGATCTACCCGAACCCAAGCACGGAACTGCCTGCTGCGCCGTTTGTGCCTGCTGAAGACTTGATCATGCCTTACGGGGCAAGCAATGTTTACACGGCAGAGCGTGTCACGCATGTGATGCGAAAGACCGAAAACGAGGTCAAGAAGCTGCAGGTTGCTGGGTTCTACCGTGAGGTAGACCTGGGTGAGCCCACGCGCATACTTACCGACATCGAGAAGAAAAAGGCCGAAGAGCAGGGCTACAGCCTGACTGACGACGACCGGTTTCAGTTGCTTGAGATCCACGTTGACTGGGACATGCCGGGGTATGAGGACGATGTGCCTCTGCCTTACGTGGTAACCCTCGACAGAGGGACCCAGGAGGTTCTTGCAATCCGCCGCAACTGGGACGAAGATGACAAGCGCCAGCTCAAGCGTCAGCACTTTGTGCAGTACACGTACATCCCCGGCTTCGGTGCTTATGGCTTGGGATACATCCACATTATTGGTGGCTACGCCCGTGCAGGCACGAGCATCATTCGTCAGCTTGTAGACGCTGGCACTCTGGCGAACCTGCCCGGTGGTCTGAAGACCCGTGGCTTGCGAATCAAGGGTGACGACACGCCTATCGCTCCGGGCGAGTTCCGTGATGTAGATGTGCCTTCTGGAACCGTGCGTGACAACCTCATGCCGCTGCCGTACAAGGAGCCAAGTCAAGTTCTGGCCGCTCTGCTGGAGAGAATTACCGAGGAAGGCCGTAGGCTTGCTGCCATCGCGGACCTGAAGGTCTCAGACATGAGCGCCCAGGCCCCTGTGGGCACCACACTGGCTATCCTTGAGCGTCAACTCAAGACCATGAGCGCGGTTCAAGCGCGGGTTCACGCCAGCCTGCGGATGGAATTCAAGCTCCTGAAGAACATCATCCGTGACTTCCTGCCGCCTGACTATGCGTACACCCCTGAGGGCGGGGATCGGTCGGTCAAGCAGGCCGACTATG